ATAAATCGCTTTCGGATTGGTCGATATTCTTGACGAATCCAGCGGTTTACGGATGGCGTGATAATGTTGGAGTTACTCCACCTATCAATGTGCATATCCATCATATCGACTTGACCGATGAGCAACGCAACGCTGCGCAAGCGTTGACAGGTAACCTAGTGACGACATCGGTAGGTGGAATCGGTCAGCGTGGAAAGCTATCGCAAATTGCCAAAGGCAAAAATGGGATCGCTTCAAACAAGAATGATTTCATCAGGTCGCTGGTTGATTCATGGCCGGATGAGTCCACAATCATTTGGTGCAACTACAACGATGAGCATGACCAAATGGAAGCTACTTTCCCCGATGCGGTTTCGATCAGTGGAGACACTAAGGAGAGCGACCGGCAAACGATGATCGATCGGTTTAAGTCCGGCGAAGTCAAGACGCTGATTACCAAACCAAAAATACTTGGGTTTGGGTTGAATCTGCAAGTTTGCACTCGGCAAGTTTGGTCAGGCCTCAAAGACAGCTACGAGGAATACTACCAGGGCGTAAAGCGATCCAACCGGATCGGCTCAACAAGACCTCTCAACGTGCATATTCCGGTGACGGAATTGGAGGTGCCGTTTGTCGAAAATGTTTTGCGTAAAGCGGATCGAGTCGAGCACGACACGAATGAGCAAATGAGACTCTTTAAGGAGATTGGCCATGAAGGTTTCATTGGAAAGAATGATTGAGATCGAGCAACATGCTCGACGGTTTGGCTCTGCTAATTGCTGGACAGGCACTAGCGGAACATTGGCGACGATGATTATTGAATTACTCAACCACATTAAGGAGATTGAACAAGATGAAAAACGAACTGCTTAGCGATGGCGAACAATGGAAGATACACAATGGAGACTGCATTCCTCATATGCTTGAGGACATGCCTGAATCCAGCGTTGATTTTGCGGTATTCAGTCCACCATTCCCAAGCCTTTACGCTTATACCGATTCGGTGTCCGATATCGGCAACGTAGATGCGATGGGCATGGAAGCAAAAATCCATCTTGGGTTTTTCTTTGCTGGCCTTGCAAGGGTGCTCAAGCCGGGACGGGCGGCTATTGTTCACGTTTGCCAAATCCCGCGTATGAAGCGATCTGGCGGCGTTGGGCTCTGCGACTTCCGAGGGCTCAACATTCGCTTAGGTGAGCGTGCTGGATTGGTCTATGAGTACGATTGGAGCGTCAGAAAGAATCCGCAAGCTCAAGCGATCCGAACAAGGTCGAGGGAGCTTCAATTCGCTGGGCTCGAATCCGATCGGGCGGCTCAACGCGGGACGCTTCAGGACTACTTGATTAAATTCCGCAAGCCTGGCGAAAACCAATTTAAGATTGACTCGGAGAATCAGGTCAGTCGGAACGATTGGATCGACTGGGCGGAAGGGTGCTGGAGTGACATTCAAGAGACTGACACTCTTAACACGGCTGAGGCTAAGTCCGAAGACGATACAAAGCACATTTGCCCGCTTCAATTGGAAGTGATCCGGCGTTGTGTTTTGCTTTACTCTAACCCAGGCGAGATTGTTTTCAGTCCATTCACTGGAATTGGATCGGAGGGCTACGTCTCATTGGGTGGCAAGTCACCTAAGACCAAAAAGGCGATCGCTAATCCACGTCGGTTTTATGGTTGTGAATTGAAGCCCGAATACTTTCGGCAAGCGGTTAAGAATCTCGATCGTGCTATTAACGGTCGCGAGTCCGATCTACAGCCAACCTTATTTGATTGATCCTTCTCAGGTCGGTTCGCCTAGGCAAAGGTGCTTGCTGTCTGAAACTTCCTGCAAGATTCCGGCCAAATGAACTGGTGCGCGGTACGAGCCGGCCTAATCAGCCAATCGACCGTCGGTAAGCAAGTGGCTAATCTCCACACTGCTTGCCACAGGGTCGCTCGCTCGAGAGGGCGGGCGGCTCTTTTGTGTGTCCTAAAATCGAACTGTTTTTAACTCCAAGGGAAACGAAATGACAGAATCTAAAAACACAGACATTGCGGGCTTAAAGCCAAAACAATTGCCGGACTCGCCAAGATGGAGCGTCGCGGCTGAAGCAGCGGAATGTAGTTACCGAAGGGGCTTTGTGCACGGGTTTTCGCAGGCTATCGACGCAGCTGAAAAGTGTATGACGATCAGCGATATGATTGACTACTTAAACAACGATCTTGCAGAGTGGAGGCAGTCGAGCGCGGACACTGAAAAGATTCCACCTAATCTTCCGTAGGTGGCGGTTTATTGGCTTCAACTGAGAGGGTTGGTGGAGAGATGGCTGGTGATTGGATACCTATGCGGCTCGATCTATGCGAGGATCCTGCCGTTCTTCAGATGGCCGATATTCTCGGCGAGTCCGATGAATATGTCGTCGGATGCTTGCATCGGGTTTGGTCTTGGGCGTCACGAAATTGTCACGATGGAACCGTGACAGGTGTCACGAAAATGTCACTGTCGAGGGCCGTCAAGCTTCCGAAAGTGATTGACGCGATGTGTTCCGTTGGCTGGCTGGTCGAAGGAAAAACAACGGATGGGGTATCGTTCGTCGCTTTCCCGAAGTGGGAAAACTGGCTTTCCAAGTCTGCAAAATCGAGGATTCAAAACGCGATGAACCAACGAATTGCAAGGGAAACTAAGAAATCGCAACCTGCAAAGCAGGATCCCGAACCGCCGGAATCTGTCACGAATCTGTCACGGTCAGACAGTGACAAAACCGTGACCACAGGAGAGAACAGTACAGGAGAGAAGAGTAGTCGTTATGTCTCTCTCTCTCTGTTGGGAATCAAGCATTTTGAGTTCTTGTCAGAAAACACGGTTTGCCCTGAGTGGCTTGCACCTGAATTCTGCCGATGGTTGGCATTTCGTTTTTCGAGGGATGCGGTCAAAGTTGACGAGATATTGCAGGAAACTTGGATCAAGCGATTGATCGAGAGAGGGAAAGAAAAAGCACTGGCGGACATTGATTTTTCAATCAGCAAACAAGCGAAAAATCTATTGCATGTTGAAAACGACTTTGACAAGATCGCAAAAGCGAAACTGGAATCTGCTAGGAATCCGCAGGGCAGGGAGACAAGGGGAGACAAGGCGAGGCAACTTATCGAGGACATCAAAAATGGACGCGTCTGAAAATCGATTGTTTTTTACCGAGGTGGTTTTTGCCCACTTCCCGGCTCTTTACGTTTACCTGCAAGAGAACAGCGTAAAGGTCATTGACACAATCGACGCTTGGCAGGGAACACTGCGAGACATAACTACGCAGGAGGCTCTGTCGGTTGTGTACAGGTGGACTCGTGACGAGCTACCAAGACCGAGCCATTTGCAGTATTCTGATTTTGCTTTGCACTTGCGAGGCGTTGTAATGCGAGACAGAACAGATCAGAAAAAAGGCGTTTTGATTGAATCGATCAAGAGTCGCGAAAGCGATTCAGCAAGCTACAGCCATGTTAGCCTGAGGCCATTCATGAAGCGAATATGGGATTCAGGAGACGCGTTTAAGGCTGGATTGATAACCAGAGATCAGCACGACGAAAACACAAAGCTGGTATTGAGCGATCATGCTGCAGAGTACCGAAAGGCTAACTTGCGATGAAGCTTTCCGAATACTTTGCCAACATCGAGGATCTTAAATCCGAAAACAAAGACCTTCGCAAGCAGCTTGAGCGAACGAGCCGAAAGCTGACCGAATCTCAAGCAAGAACCAAAGAGTTATTCGACGCACTCCGAGCCGTCGTCAAGTCGGATCATCCAGCGTTAAGGAGGAAGAAATGAAAGTTGGCGATAAGGTTTGGGTGTTGTGCGAGGTTGTCGAAGGGCCTTATCGGGGCCATATCGAGTGCAGAAATGGGCAGTGGCATTTACGACCATTAGTCAGCGAAGTTAAGCCCGTCGAGCCCGAAGCGGTTGAGCAACCTACCAGCGATCCGGTCAACCCCTCGCACTACAAGCAATTACCGGCTGAGACGATCGACATCATCGAAGCAGCAATTGTCAAGGCACCAAACAACAAAGCGGCTGGATTGCATTGGCAAGTACTCAAGTACGGTTTGCGATGCTGGTTCAAAAACGGCATCGAGGATCTTA